TGGAAATGGGAAATAATAAACAACGCTCCTAAATTAACACAAATACGAATTATGGAACGTGTAGCAACTGAAAGCACTGATGAATTTGTTCCTGATAAATCAATACAAATAAGAGTTTTAACTCTACCAGTCGAGGAAAAAAGAATTATTGGCACAGTAAATGTTCGTATTTATTGTCAAAACGAAAGAGACGACTGGTATTTACATGAAGAATATGGAACTGGCATGACAGAAATAATGGTTAAGCCAGTTGATATTGGTCGCAAAAGTTTCTTTAATGCAGAGCCTCCACATAGCAGACTAGCCGAGATCAATTTAGCTCACTGGCGGTCGCAATCCGATCAAGCTAATATTATGCACCATGCTCGCGCACCAATGAAATATTTTCATGGTTATAGCAGAGAAGATTTGCAAGCATTTACTGAGGGTGCTGGATATGCTTTTTGGTCTAGTAATGAAAACGCTAAAATAGGTGTTGTTGAACATTCGGGTGCGGCAATAGACGCTGGTCGGACAGAATTAAAAGATATGGAGTTTCAGATGCAAGCAATGGGACTACAGCTTATTGTTTCGCGTTCTGGTACAACAACAGCAACTGGCGACATGATTGACGAGAATAAAATAAATAGTCGGTTGTCAATGTGGGCTGACACTCTAAAAGATAGTTTAGAAACGTGTTTTAGTTGGATGGCAGATTTATCCAATATAAATGCTGAAATAGAAATAACAATAAACAAAGATTATTCAGCAACTGCAATGAGTCATATTGATATGGACTCGCTAAATAAAATGCACTTAGCTGGCGTAATATCTAAACAAACTTATATTGAAGAAGCAAAAAGGCGTGGTATATTAGCTGAAAATGTTGATGCAGAAGATGAAATAGAAATGGTTGCAGATCAATCAATGGATATGCCAGACGATGTCATTATCTGATGATATAGCCGATGCGACAATACGTCATCAAATATATTTACAGCGTTATAAATCTAGCGTTGTAAAACAAATATTAAAATTGCTGGATAATGTTGAGGGCGATATTGTATCTGACTTAGCTAGAAGGGATTTACAAAAGCTAACGCCTAAACAATTAGGTGGCCTTTTAACTAATCTAAAACGCAAAATTAAAACAGGATATAAACCTTTAATAGATAAACTATCTGACGAGGTAAAAGAGTTAGGTTCGTATGAAAAGCAATTTCAAATGAATATGTTTGATAAATTAATACCTTTAAATTTAAGTTTAATATCACCAAGTAATGAACAGATTTATGCGGCCGCTAGAGCAAGACCGTTTCAAGGTTTATTATTACGAGAGTGGTATAACGGAATGCCAGATGGAACATTTAGACGAGTTAAGTCGGCTATTTCGCAAGGATATGTTGAAGGGCAAACAACACAGCAAATTATAAGAACAATTAGGGGAACTAGAGCGCAAGCTGGTATCATAGAACAATCACGACGAGGAGCAGAGGCAACTGTTAGAACTGCTCTTGCACATACTGCAAACGTAGCTAGAAACGAAATATACAGAAGGAATCAATCTCGGATTAAAGTTATCCAATGGGTATCAACTTTAGATGGTAGAACAAGCGCAATTTGTAGAGCATACGATGGTAAAGTATTCCCACCTAAATCTGGGCCAAGGCCACCAGTGCATATTAATTGTAGATCAACAACAATTGCAGTCTTTAAAACAGCTAAACAATTACAGAAAATGTTAAAGATAAAGAAAGTGCCGGTGGCAACTAGAGCAAGTATGAACGGACAAGTGGCGGCTGATTTAAATTATAATGATTGGTTAAAAAAACAACCTAAATCATTCCAAGATGAAGTGTTAGGAAGAAAAAAGGGAGATTTGTTTAGGGCTGGTGTTCCAATGGATAGATTTATTGATAAAGCTGGAAATGAACTAACCTTAGACGAATTAAAAGAGCGAGAAAATTCATCGTGGGTCAAAGCTGGCCTGTAACTTAGCAAAAGAAGGAAATACAAATGGTTTTAAAATATACATTAGATAATTTAGAGGGAATGGATGAAAATGTGCAATCGTTATATAAGGAAGATAACGGCACGTTTAAATTACAAGTTAATGGCGTTGTTCCTCAATCAGAATTTGATGCAGTAAAACAAAAGTTAGTTGATGCAACTGAGGAAGCGGTTAGAAGGCGAAAAAGTAATGAACGCTGGCAACAATTAGGTGAGTCCCCTGATGTTGTCGAAGAATTATTAAAGAACAAACCACAACCATCAGAAGATCAAGAACGAATTATAACCGAAATAAAAGACAGTTATGAAGCAAAAATAAAAGCGGCTGATGAAAAAGTACACTCGCTTAATAAAAAAACAGCTATTAATGAATTAAAAGTAAGATTAGCAGAGCAAAATGTGTTGATTGCTGGTGTCGAGCCTTTAACTTTAATGGCACAAAACAGAATTTCATTTGACGATGATGGAAATGTTCGTATAATGTCAAAAGATAGTACAAATCCCCAAGCTGGTTCGGGGGCTAATGGATATGCAACAATATCCGATTTAGCAAAAGAATTAGTAGAGTCGGAAACTGGTCAGCTATTTGTAAAAGATGCTGGAGTTTCGGGTGGAGGCAAACCACCAGCGTCACAAGGCACTTCGCCTAATAAATCAAGCGTGACTCGTAAACAATTTGATGCAATGTCACAATATGAACGGTCACAATTCGCAAAAGATGGTGGAAGAGTCTTTGACGGCTAACACCTCATTAAAAGGAGCTATAAGACATGGCAAATGTTTTAACTGACTTAGCCGCAGACATTTATACAGCGGCTGACATCGTAGGTCGAGAACTAGTCGGCTTTATTCCAGCAGGGACTATTAATGCTAACAGCATTGAGACAGCCGCAGTTGGACAAACTGTTCGCTCATTCGCAACACGCGAAGCAACAGCAGTAACTATAACACCCTCAATGACTATTCCAGAGGGAACAGATCAAACGGTGGATAATAAAACACTCACTTTAACCAAACAAAGAGGTGTACAGATACCATACACAGGAGAAGATGTACGTTTTCTTAATGGTGGTGCTGGTTACGAAACTGTTTATGGGGATCAAATTGCACAAGCAATGAGAACTCTAGTAAATGAAATCGAAAGCGACCTTGCACTTGAAGCAAATCAAAATGCGTCAAGAGCTGTAGGAACTGCCGGAACAACTCCATTTGCATCAAACTTTGATTTAGTTGCAGAAGCACGTCAAATTTTAGCTGACAATGGTATGCCAACAAATGACAACAGAACATCGTTAGTTATGAATACAGCGGCATCAACTAAGTTGAGAAACTTGGCACATCTACAACGTGTTGATCAAGCTGGTGGTAGCGAATTACTCCGACAAGGTGTTTTATTAGACTTGCAAGGTGTAATGATGCGAGAGTCTGCTCAAGTTGTTTCACATACAAAAGGTGCTGGAACTGGGTATCTAATTAACAATGGATCTGGCGAAGCGGCTGGACAAACAACACTCACATTAGACACAGGAACAGTTAATACAACTGGTATTGTTGCTGGTGATGTTGTTACATTTGCGGCTGATACGACAAATAAATATGTTGTCAATACAGGTCTAACCGCAGTTGCCGGTGATATTGTTATTGGTGATAATGGTTTACAAGTAGCAATTGCAAATAATAACGCAATGACTATTGGTAACAGTTTCACAGCAAACATAGTAATGCACCAAAAAGCAATGGAACTAGCAATGAGAGCACCAGCAAAACCAATCGGTGGTGATGCGGCTGTTGATGTGTTAGTTGTACAAGATCCAAATTCTGGTCTTGTATTTGAAATTTCTGTTTATAAAGGTTTCAGCAAAGCAATGATCCAAGTCGGATGTGTATGGGGCTATAAAGCATGGAATAGCGATGCAATCGCGATCCTAATGGGATAGTTAAATAATATGGTGAGGGGCTTTATTAGCCCTTCATCGATTTAATTATAACAATAGAAATAAAATATAGGATTTAGATATGGCAATTGTTACAACTGTTGGAGGAAGCACCACAAATTCGTATATAACTGTTGCTGAATATAGTGCTTATGCCGATAATTTTGGGTGGAATATTGGTGGAGATACAAGCAATCATGAAGATCAATTAAGACGAGCCGCAGTTTATATTAACAGAGTTTATAATTTTGTAGGCGATGCTCAATATCAAACACAAGCAATGGCATGGCCTAGATTAACAACTCTGCTCGTTGATGGATGGCCTATTGATCCAGATACTGTTCCACAAGATATAAAAGATGCACAAGCTGAATTAGCTTTTCTAGTTCATGGCGGTACGGATTTATTAGCAACTGTAACAGGTGGCGCAACAAGAAGAACAAAAAGCAAAGCTGGTGTTGTTGAAACCGAAACAGAATATGCCAGTTTCAGAGAGACTCCACGTTTTGTTGCAGTAGAAGGTTTATTATCACCGTATGTGGTGTTTGGTGGTTCACAAATTAAGGTGATGAGAGGGTGACAACAGTAGCGCAAATAGCAGACACTGCATTTGATAATGTATCTTTAGCAATAACAGATGCAATTAAGACTGCTAGTTTGTCTTATGTTTCAAACGGAAATTATAATTATGATACAGGAGCGTATGCAACAACAACAACTACAATAACAGGACGCTGTGTTATTGATAGCTCAACACCGTCTGATGATATCTTTCCAGATTATGTTTTAGGTTCGCATGAGCAAATGATGTTATTAGAAGGGTTTTCATCCGTTCCAGTTGAAGGATGGACTTTAACATTAGGCTCTAAAACATATACAGTTAAAAAAGTGCAAGATATTGTCGGGGCTGGGGCTATACAAATGATTGTAGCATTGGAAATACCAGCATGAGTTCACGAGATTTTATAATGCAAATAGACGCTGAATGGAAAGGCAAAGAAGAGGATATTTTGGAAGTATTTGCTGACGCAACGAATGATGCTTTAACAGGCATAACCTTAAAGGCTCCTGTTGATACAGGTCGTTTTAGAAGTAATATTTTAACGTCAATAGATGTTCCTGATATAACCACATTACCTAAAGTAACAATAAAAACAGCAAATGATGTTATTGCAGATGGTCAGCGCAAAATATATGGACGTAAAAGATTAACAAAATATTATATTCAAAATAATCTGCCTTATGCCATGAAATTAGAAAATGGCTGGTCAAAGCAAGCACCTCAAGGAATGATTGCAATAACAATGAATGAACTACAACACAAATATGATGGAATGATTATATGACTTTTCAACTAGAACGAAAGTCGATTGAGAAATATTTAGTGACGGCATGGGGAAACGCCACGCCTATTGGTTTGGATGAACATGAGTTTGAACCGATAGCAAATTGCCTTAAACTAAGTATTGTTAATGGAACAACTATGCAAGGCTCTATTGGTAGAACAGATAATAGGATAGAGCATTTAGGCAATGTGTTTATTAACATTTATACGACTGGTGGCGAAGGTTCAGCCACTTGGCGTGGTTATGCGGAAACTTTGATGGGTCTGTTTTTTAATAAACGATTAGATAATGCTGGTAATGTAGCATCAACTAATGAATTTATAAGATTTAGTCCTGTTAATCAACACCCATATATTTCTGGGACAATTTCTGATATACCTTTTAACATAGCAACCATAACCGCGCCATTCGTGCGCTATTCATATCAATAGGAGGCCAATATGACAGGCTCAGCATCAAACCAGCTTAGATCGGCTTATGTGGCCGAAAGCACCGCTGGAACTACACCTTCATCACCATCGTTTGTTACGAGTGATGTTCCAATATTAATAAACGCAACTCCGAATATTTACGAAAGTAAAACTCTAGCCGCTGGCGGTGCAAGGGCTGGAACAGGAGTATCAGGATTAGATGTTTCTGGAACAATGAGTGGAACATTTATTTATGGGAATTACGACACTTGGCTTGAGACATTATTTCAAGGTACATTTGCAACTAACGTGTTAAAAGACGCAAAAGTTGTAAAAACGGTAACTGTGGAGAATGCTATACCAGCCGGTGTTGGTGGGACAAATACCATGATGAGATATAGAGGTGTTCAAGCTACAGGTGGTTCTCTTACACTAACATCTGACGCAGATGTGCAGTTTTCATTTGATGTTCAAGGTATAGGTTCGGACATAGCAACAACGTCAGCAATAGGCAGTTCATCATATGCAAACCCAACTAATAAAATACCACTTCAATCAGGTGTGGATGTTGGAACGATTGTTTATGACGGATATACTTTAAATTGTATGGAAAGTTCTACTTTAACATTCACATATGAAAACAGAGAGCGTCAAACAAAGTTAGCAAGCAATGATTTGTGCGGCATAACCAGAGGTGCGCTTGTACCAAGTATAACAGCTAGAATTTATGTAGAAGCTAACTTTTTAGCCATATATAATGCGGCCAGAGCTAATCATACATCATTTGCAGTAACATATCCTTTAGGATCAGTCAGTGGAAGTAAGTATACAATTTTATTCCCTAGATGCAATTTTACAGGAGCAGATTTAGACTTTTCTGGAGCAGACGCAATGCAAGACGTTACAATTATGCCTCAATATGATACGTCTAATGCGTGTGTTGTTAAAATAACGAGGGCTGTATCGTGATAGCAAAACAAAACTTTATCGGAATTATTAATGGTAAAGAAAAAGACTTTAAGGAAGGTCAAAAGATTAGCCAGAAAGATGCTAAAGAATTAAACCTTGCTGAAAAGCCAGAATTAGCGAAAGCAGAAAAAGGAGAATAAACTACAAAGGAATGACGGTGCGTCCGTTAGGGAGTGAGGTCGAGCTAGGATAATCTCACTCCCATCATCTTAGCAAAGGACAAACAATGTTAAATTTATCGAAACCAAGGATGTCAGATATGACATTTAAACGAGAATTGCCAAAACATCTAGATTATTTATCAAAAGAAAGAACATTTATAGAAATTAGATGCAGAGCTGGAGGATATATTAATACAGAATGGCAAAAATTAAATGATGAAATAGACAGCCATCGCCAAATTAGAACGATGGAAGTCAGTGAACATTTCAAGGATAAGAAAAAGTATGCAACAGAAATGGCGAACATGAGTAAAGAATTAGGGGAGATGAAATTACATTCTTTATATGATGCGTGTGTTATAAGTTGGAATACTAATATCTTAAATAATGGGAAACCCATGAAGTGTAATAAGGATAATTTTATGGAATTAGCTCAAATTAGAATTGAAGAATTTGTCAATTATTTTGTGGATTTCAGTAAATATGTTGAAGAATTAGGAAACTTTATAAATAAAGCAGACGAGGTATCGGAAAAAAACTAATAGACGCACTTTTGTACTCTTTTAAATATACACCAAGAGATGAAAAATATTTAATAAGCAAGGGTGCGTTAAAACAAACAGATAGAATATTACCAGAAAACATTTTTGCATGGGTAGCATTTATGAATTTACGAAACTCAAGAACTTTAGGAATGGCTGGTGTTTCTCCTATACCATTTTCTGAAATTATGTCATACTGTGACCACATTGGAGCAGATTGCCCTATTCAAAGACATCGATTAGTTAGGTTTGTTACAGCCTTAGACAGCGCAGAAAGACAGCATCATGGCAAAGTTTAGACTAGAACTTGATCCAACACCAATAGTTAAAGGGTCTGCTCAAGCGAAAGATGCTTTAAATAAAGTCGGCAAACAAGCGCAAGTGACAGAAAAACAGGTTGTCGCGTCAGCAACTAAATCAGGCAATGCTTTCACAAGACTTGGTCAACGTATGGATGGCCGAACTAGATTTATATTTAATAATACTGCAAACCAGTTAGGCGATGTTGCTGTACAAGCCAGCATGGGAACTGATATGTTTAGAGTTATGGGTATGCAGTTACCACAATTAGCTGGTGGTTTTGCTTTATTAGGTGGATCATTAGGGATTGTTATGCCGTTACTTGGTGTTTTAGCGGCTATTGGTTTTCCAATCATTGCGGCCTTTAGAGCTATGTCTGGAGCGTCTAAAGGGTTTAGTGAAAAGATTGATGAATTGAATGAGAGTATTACTGATTTATCTAGCACTCATCGTTTGGCATATTTACCAATTGATAAATTAACGGAGGGTTTTGGTAGAGCCTCCGAAATGGTAAGACAAGTCAACAGAGATTTGTTTGAGTTAAATGATTTGTTAGTCGTAAAAAATATGAATAAACGATTTGAAGAATTTGCAACTATATACGGAGACATATCTAATTTTTCAGCATCAGTTGCACGTCTTGGTGAAATGGGATTACCAAGAGGTGCAACCCCTGAGGAAAGGGCGCGTGGTTTTCTTGGAACAGAAGACATTGGTATAGCAAGGACAGCTCTTAGACAAGTTGAAGAGGGATTAGGATTAAGTAGAGATCAAGCAATAGAATTTCTAAAAGCTATGGAAGAAGTAAATGCCGCAATTACAGATCAAGAAAAATTTGAAGCGTTAGCAAAGGTTACTGCTTTTAATAAACAAATAGCAACCGAGCAAATAAACAGCGGCAAAGAACTAAACGATCAAATGACAATCCAAATTGAAAACACAGAAATATTGTTTAAGGTATTTGAAAAATATGCAAAATTAAGAGAAAAGACAACTAAGGCTTTAAGAATTAATATTAATGCTAATGATCCGTTTTCTGGCTACCCAAAAGGAGGTGGTAGAGGTGAGGTTATGCCTTCAGCTGGCGATTTAGCATTGATGAGAATGGGTGGTGTTGATACTGAAAGTATGAAACGCCACGACAGATTAGTAGCGAAACGGAAAAAAGAATTAAATGATTTGTTGCGGTATGCACAAGCAATCAAACCAATTTTAACATTAACACAAGAATATGAATTTGCACAAAATACTTTAAATGTCGCAAAAGAAAAGGGCGTTATAACCGAGCAAGAACACGCAGAAAAATTAGCAATAATTACAGAAAAATATCAAATTGCTACAGGGGCGGCTGTGGATTTCGCGGCTCTCGCAACATCATCAGCTAAAAACTTAGAAAATAGTCTAATGAGTTTAGCTGATGGAACAACAACAGTAAAAGATGCGTTTAGATCAATGGCTAGAAATATAATTAGTGAATTATACCGAGTAATGGTTGTTCAACAAGCAGTTGGAGCTATTATGGGTGCTTTTGGCTTTACGCAATCAGCCAAGGGTGGTTATATAAAAACTCCAAGTGCGGAAGGTGGTGGCTATACAGGTTCGGGTGCAAGATCGGGTGGCGTAGATGGTCGAGGTGGTTTCCATGCTATATTACACCCACAGGAGACTGTTGTGGATCATACAAAAGGACAAAGTATTGGAACAACTGTTAATCAAACAATAAATGTTTCAACAGGTGTACAACAAACAGTAAGAACAGAGATTGTGCAATTACTGCCACAAATAGCAGAAACAACAAAATTAGCAGTATTAGACGCTAGAAGAAGGGGCGGTTCGTTTTCAGCCGCATTTAGTTAATGGCAACATACAAAGGTAAAAGTGTAAAATTAAATAAACCTAGACGTATCTCTAAAGGAGAAACGAGCTACGGAAGGAAGAAGTCTGTTGTTTATGTAAAAGACGGCAGTAAAGTAAAACGTGTCACGTTCGGTGATCCTAACATGAGGATTAAAAAAACACAGGCGGCAAGACGGAAAAGTTTTAGAGCAAGACATAAGTGTTCAACTGCAAAATCAAAATTAACAGCAAGATACTGGTCTTGCAGAGCGTGGTAATATGGCAATATCTTATCCAATAAATACACCAACTCACATCGGTGCAAATGCTATTACATTAAGAGCAAGAAATAATATAGCTGTGTCAACATCTCCATTTAGTAATAAACAGCAAGTTGTAGCGCATACAGGTCAACAGTGGGAAGCAGATGTGACATTACCACCAATGAACAGAGCCGATGCAGAACAATGGGTAGCGTTTTTAGTTACATTAAGAGGTCAACTAGGCACGTTTTTAATGGGCGACCCATCTAGTGAAGCACCAAGAGGCAGTGCTGGTGGAACGCCTTTAGTTCAAGGAACAAGTCAAACAGGCGATGTATTAATAGCCGATGGAGCAACTGCAAATCAAACAGGATGGCTAAAAGCTGGCGATTATTTACAGGTAGGTGCTGGAGCATCATCCAGTTTACATAAAGTTCTTGTTGATGTTAATAGTGACAACGGTGGGAATGTTACTATTGATATTTGGCCTAGTATAAAAACAGCACCAGCAGACAACTCTGCCATCGTTGTAAGCAGTGCAAAAGGTTTATTTAGATTAACGTCAAATGAAACGTCATGGAATGTAAATTCAGCTTCTTTGTACGGAATTACATTTGCGGCAAGACAAGCGGTGTAAAATATGTTATTTTATATAAAACAAAGGTAAAGAGAAATGGCTGACCTAAAAATATCCCAACTGACGGCAATTACAGGTGCTAACGTCCAAAATGACGACTTGTTTGTTTTGGTTGATACAAGTGCAGATGAAACTAAAAAAATAACCAGATCAGAGTTACAAAATGCAATTGAATTAGGTTTACTTGATAATGTTAATATTACTGGTGGTTTAATCAACGGAACTATTATTGGTAATAATTCAGCGGCCGCTATAACAGGAACAACCATAACAGGTACAACAATTACCGGCACTGCGTTACAAGTAGACAACATTAACATTGATGGAAATGCAATTACTAGCACTGCTGGTACAGACCTAACAATTACACCATTAAATGGACAACAGATAGTATTAGATGGCACTATTGTAGTAGACGCTGGCATTGTAACAGGTGCAACTTCAATTACATCGACAGCATTTGTTGGAAATATAACAGGTAATGTAACTGGCAATATAACAAGTTCTGGAACAAGTACATTTGCAACTGTTGATATAAATGGTGGAGCGATAGATGCCACGGCAATAGGTGCTAATACGGCTTCAACAGCCGCTTTTACAACACTATCGGCATCAGGAACGTCAACATTATCTACAGTAGATATTAATGCTGGTGCTATTGATGGAACTACTATTGGGTCGTCGTCAGCATCTACAGGTGCTTTTACAACAGCAACGACTAGTGGTTTAGCAACATTAGCTAGTGTTGATATCAATGGCGGTAACGTGGACGCAACAATAATTGGTGCATCTACACCAGCGGCCATAACTGGTACAACAATAGGTGGAACAGTAATTACAGCATCAACTAATTTTGCTGGCGATATAATAGGAAACGTGACAGGCAACATAAATGGTACGGTAGGTGCTTCAACAGCCACTACAGGTGCTTTTACTACATTATCGGCAGGAAATACAACTTTAACAGGCTATTTAAGAGCACCAGCAACATTTACAATTGATCCAGCGACTCATGGAGATAATACTGGAACAGTTGTCGTTGCTGGTAATTTAACTGTTAATGGGACAACAACAACAATAAATTCAGAAACATTAGATGTAACTGATAAACAAATAACTGTGGCAAAAGGTTCAGCAAATGCTGGTGCGGCAAATGGTGCTGGATTAAAAGTTGACGGTGCGGATGCCATTTTATCTTACGACTCGACTAATGATAGATTTGCGATGAATAAGAACTTAGCAACTAATCTAGTTGGTGATGTAACAGGGAATGTTACTGGTAATACGTCAGGAACAGCCGCTACAGTAACAGGGGCGGCTCAAACTAATATAACATCAGTTGGAACTTTAACGGCTCTTACAGTTGATAATATTAACTTAAACGGAAATACAATAGTTTCAGATACAGGCACTCTAGCGATAGATGATAATACAACGGTGAATGGCACTTTAACTGCTACAACATTAGCTGGTGCTTTATCAACAGCGGCTCAAACTAACGTAACTTCATTAGGAACTTTAACTGCCTTACAGGTAGATAATATAAATATAAACGGTAACGCAATTACAAGCACGGCTGGTACTGATTTAACTATTACTCCTGTTGGTGGTCAACAAATTGTATTAGATGGAACTATTGTTATTGATGCTGGAGTAGTTACAGGAGCAACTAGCATAACTTCCACAGCTTTTGTTGGTAATGTTACAGGAACAGTTACATCTATAAGCAATCACGATACAGGCGATTTATCAGAGGGAAGTAATTTATATTTTACTAATGCGAGGGCTGATGGACGTATTTCGAATGCTGTCGGGACTAGCGTACAAGCATACGATGCTGATTTAACAGCCATTGCCGGATTAACGTCAGCGGCCAATAAAGGTATTCAATTTACTGGTTCTGGCAGTGCTGGGACATATGATTTAACATCGGCTGGTAAAGCATTATTAGATGATGCTGATGCGGCCGCACAAAGAACAACACTTGGACTTGGCACATCTTCAGTCTTGAATGTTGGAACAAGTGCGAATAATATACCTCAACTTGATGGGTCTGGGCGAATGCCAGCGGTTGATGGTTCACAATTAACAAATGTACCAACAACTGGTGACCCAGCAGGGACAGCCGTTGCGATGGCAATTGCTTTAGGCTGATAGGAGAATAACATGGCAAATACGTTTAAATTAGTAAGTCACGATGTAATGCCAGCAAGTGCTGGAACACCAGAAGATTTATATACAGCACCAAGTAGCACAACAACAGTGTGTTTAGGAATTGTTTTAGCTAATGTGCATACAAGTCAAGTTACAGCATCTGTAAAAGTAGTCTCTGACACAAGTGGTGGTGGTAGAACAGCGACCAATACAACAACATTTTTAGTAAAGGATGTTCCGATTCCTGTAGGATCAAGTTTAGAAGTATTAAACGGAGCAAAAGTTGTGTTAGAAACAACAGATAAATTGCAAATAGATTGTTCTGTTGCTGATAAAGTTTCTGTAACATCT